TAAGCAAGTATGGATGGCATCCTCTGTAGGTACGCCTATTTCCACAGTAGGTTAATTAAGGAGTAGATTATGTCTTCTGACATTCAATCGACATTTATATCTGCGGTAGTAGCAAGTACAACGGCTATATCCGCAGCGGCGGGGGTAGCTAACAACGCAGCACTTACGCTGACTGCTAGCCCTTACGTCACTGACGCCGCTAGAAAGATTACTATCACCTGCGCTGGAGACGATGACGCTATTTCTTTTAAAATTGTTGGGTTAGACCAACTAGGAAATGCGGCTACAGAAAATCTTGCGGGGACTGACGGTGGTGTATCTACTAGTGTTGGGTATTGGACTTCTATTACTTCTATTACAGCAGTAGGCGATCCTGCGGGCAACGTAAGCGCAGGTACTTCTAATAGTGTAGCAGCTCCTATATTCGGTGGTAGATTACGATTACTGGGTATGTATGCTGTTAATACAGGTACCGCAGGTACTATTACATTTAGAGAGACTAGCCCTACAGGTAGTGTTCGTATGCAGTTTGCCACAGTAGGCTCTGCTACTAGTTCTGAATACCCTGATATACCTGACGATGGAATACTGTTTAAGGATGGGGGATATGTAGATTATTCTCCTGTAAACATGTCTTCTATAACTTTGTTCTATGCGTAAGTACTATAAGAAAGGCGGCGGAGTGGGCATGAAAGGTATGTCCATCAGTAGTGGTGATAAACGCCCTACTAAATCCGGCGCGGGTATGACCGCCAAAGGTGTAGAGAAGTATAAGCGTAATAATCCCGGCTCTAAGTTAAAGACTGCGGTTACCGAGGATAAACCAACTGGCAAACGAGCTAGTAGACGTAAGTCATACTGCGCCCGATCTGCTGGACAAATGAAGAAGTTTCCAAAGGCTGCTAAAGACCCTAATTCAAGGTTGCGGCAAGCTAGGAAACGATGGAAGTGCTAGGAGAATAGCGTGAATAAAAGTTCTAAGTCAAAGCAAATGGGTAACCTGCCCACTGCGAAAGATAAGGCACGTCAGGCCAAGTTAGACGAAGCCTCTTCTCCTGAAGGAGCACGAAAAGCAGGGAAAAAGAAATTTTTTGAGATGTACGAAGATGATGGACGTACCCCTAAGAAGCCTAAAAATAAGGAAGATAAAATGGACAGAAGTTCTATGTCAAAACAAATGATGAGTGCTGGCGGAAAGCTAAACATGGTAAAGGGAAAAGACGGTAAGATGGTTCCCGACTACGCGGCTGACGGTAAAGGCAAGATGATGGCTGGTGGTATGGCCAAGGCGTACAAGGACGGCGGTAAGGTTCGTGGCGCAGGAATGGCTAAGAAAGGCGTACGTGCTTGTAAGATGCGCTAATGCGTAATTACTACCGCAAAGAAACTAGCGCGTGTGGATACAAGAAAGGTGGTACAGTAAAAGACGCGTGCTACACTAAAGTAAAGTCACAGTACAAAGTGTTCCCGTCAGCATATGCTTCGGGAGCCATTGCTAAATGCCGGAAGAAAAAGGCTGGTAAGTAATGCGTAAGAAGATACGCAAGACAGAGAAAGGTGCTTCGTTAAAGCGTTGGTTCAAAGAGGACTGGAAAGACGTTAGCACTGGTAAGGCTTGTGGTAGGAAGAAGGGTGATGGTAGAGGTACTCCTTACTGTCGTCCTTCTAAACGGGTATCTGAGAAGACCCCCAAGACCTCGGGAGAGATGTCTAGCGCCGAGAAGAAAAAGAAGGTAGCGGAGAAGAAAAGACTAGGGCAGCCAGCAGGTAAGCCTAGACGAGTATCAGCTACTAAGCGGAGTAAAAAATAATGGGTATGGGCGTTAAGCACTACAAAAAAGACGGAAAAGAACACAAAGGCGGTCTACACAAGATGGCTGATGGTAGTCTTCACACGGGCAAAACCCATAGTAAGACTAGTGTAAAATTGTTCCACTACGGTAAGCTCTCTAGCAAAGCCAAAGTCAAAGCTAAATCAGGGTGGGGTAAATAATGGCTACATCGGGCACTACCGCATTCAACATGGACTTCACGGAGATCGCTGAAGAAGCGTTTGAACGTGCTGGTCGTGAAATGCGTTCTGGTTATGATCTTCGCACTGCGAGACGCTCCATGAACCTGCTTACTATCGAGTGGCAGAACCGTGGCATTAACATGTGGACTATAGATAGCGGCACTATAAACCTAGTCAAAGGGCAGACGCAGTATCCCTTACCAGCAGATACCATAGACTTACTAGAACACCAGATACGTACAGGTAGCGGTAATGTAGCTACTCAAACTGACCTTACCATAAGTCGTGTTAGTGTGAGTACTTACGCGTCTATCCCTAACAAGTTAACACAAGGTAGGCCCATCCAGCTTTACATAGAGCGGTTGCGTGATGCTCCTCTAGCCAACGTGTGGCCTGTACCAGATACTAACGATTATGTTTTATACTACTGGCGTATGCGTAGGATCGAAGACGCGGGTAGTGGTATACAGACTTCGGACATGAATTTTAGGTTTTTTCCTTGTCTGGTAGCGGGATTAGCTTATTATATAGCTATGAAACTGCCTGAGATGGTTGACCGAGTGCCTTTGTTAAAAGCTGTGTATGACGAGCAGTTTGAAATGGCCGCAGGAGAAGATAGGGAGAAGACCTCGGCTAGGTTTGTACCTCGTATAGGGTACGTATAACTATGGGCGCTCAATTTGCTTCTAGTAAAAAAGCCATTGCTTTATGCGATGTATGTGGATTTCAGTACAAACTAAGAGAGTTGAAGAACCTCATAGTTAAGAATAGAGACACTAACATAAAAGCGTGTCCTGAGTGTTGGAACGAAGATCAGCCACAGAACAGATTAGGGGAATTTCCAGTAAACGATCCCCAAGCATTACGTGATCCACGCCCTGATACTAGTTTAGGTGAGTCAGGAGATCACAGCAGTAGAGATACCCAGTGGGGTTGGAACCCAGTAGGCGGAGGATTTGATCCCTATAATTTAACTCCCAACGCGCTAACAATAGCTGGTAATATAGGGCAAGTTACAGTAACTACTTAATAGGAACAATATAATGAAAGAGATAAAAGTAATTAAGAGTAAAGGCGTGCAGTCCTACTCTAGCGGCTGTAAGCCCTGTATGAAGGACGTTAAGACTTCTGGTATAAAAGTACGCGGAGTTGGCGCAGCAACAAAAGGCACTATGGCCCGCGGCCCAATGGCATAAACTATGAATTACACAGAACTGAAAGCTAATATCCAAGACATTTGTGAGAACACATTCACAGATGACCAGCTCGCTATGTTTACACAACAGGCAGAGCAAAAGATATATAACTCAGTTCAGATACCCGCACTGCGTAGGAATGTTACAGGTACGCTATCTAACGGTAATCAATATTTAGGTATGCCCTCTGACTTTTTATGGTCGTATTCTTTGGCGGTTATAGACGGTAGCGGTAACTATACGTTCCTTCTGAACAAAGACGTTAATTTCCTACGCGAAGCCTACCCTAATAACACAGGTACTGGGTTACCAAAACACTACGCGTACTTTGATGATGACTCGTTTATGCTTGGGCCTACCCCTGATGCGGCGTATAGTATGGAGCTTCACTACGGGTATTACCCTCAGACTATAGTTACCGCAGGGACTACGTGGTTGGGAGATGAATTTGACTCCGCACTGTTAAACGGTGCGTTAGTAGAAGCAATACGATTTATGAAAGGCGAACCAGATATTGTATCTAATTACGAGAAAATGTTTGGGTTGTCTATAGGGTTACTAAAGAATCTTGGTGACGGTAAGTTACGTGAAGATACATATCGTTCTGGACAATTCAGAACACCAGTTAGTTGAGGAACTAAAAAATGGCAATAACACAAGCAATGTGTACTTCTTTTAAAGTCGCTCTGTTAGATGGAGAGATGGATTTTAGTAGTAACACTGGACAGGCTTTTAAAATCGCGTTGTACACGTCTAGCGTAACTCTAAGTGCCGCTACTACTGCGTACGCTACCACTAACGAAGTGTCAGGTACAAACTATACTGCGGGAGGAAATACACTATCTATTGCTGCTGCTCCTGCCTCGTCTGGTACCACTGCATTCTTAGACTTTGCAGATACTACGTGGGCTGACGCTACTATTACTGCTCGCGGCGCTCTTATTTATAAAGCAGGGGGTGGTAACCCAGCGGTTGCGGTACTAGATTTCGGCGGGGATAAAACCTCTACAGCCGGGGACTTTACTGTGCAATTTCCCGCAGCAGACGCTACAAACGCTATCATACGTATTGCTACTCCATAAGGTAGTTATATGCCGTCTTCTGTTAAGTATGTAGGTTGGGGCAAAGGTGCTTGGGGCCAAACGTCTTGGGGTACCGACTTAACCCTAGTATCAGTTGATGGCGTTGCCGCAGAAGGAGCGATAGGTTCTGTAACGGTCGATGCGGAAGCAAACCTAACAGTAACGGGCGTAGAAGCTGCTGGAGGTATTGGTACAGCTACTGTTGACGCTGAATCAGAGGTTACGGTTACCAGCGTTGCCGGAGCTGTTGCTTTAGGTGCCGTTACAGTAGATGCAAAAGCAGATGTAGCAGTAACTGGCGTAGTAGCTGAAGGAGCTGTAGGTACACTAACTGCAACAGGCATAGCAAACCTAACAGTAACGGGTGTAGAAGCTGATGGAGTTGTAGGGACAGCTACAGTAGACGCTGAAGCAAACGCTACCGTAACAGGCGTAGAAGCTGATGGGGCTGTAGGCACTCTAACCGTAGACGCTGAAGCAGATGTATCTGTAACAGGCGTAGCCGCAGAAGCAGTGTTAGGTACCGTTGCCATTGGGGTAGGTATAACCCTACCTGTTACTGGGTTAAAGGCAGAGGCCGAACTAGGTACGGTAGTAACCACCGCTGATGCAGATATTTCCGTAATTGGGCTATCTGCGGTAGTATATGTAGGACAAGTATTAGTATGGGGGGAGATTGATGACGACCAAGACCCCAACTGGCAGAACATAGACGATAGTCAGACTCCAAGATGGGGTGGGGTATCGAACACACAAGACCCGAATTGGGAAAATATAGCCGCATGAGGTTGAACAGATGACAACGCAATATACTCCGATCCTAAAACTCGCACTACCCGTGCAGGGCGAACTTAGTGGTACATGGGGAGATGTAGTAAACGATAACATAACCTCCATGATAGAGCAGGCTATTGCCGGACGCTTAGTCATAAACACTTGGTCTGGTAACTCTCACACGTTGACTACTGCTAATGGCACTACCGCAGAAGCGCGTGCGGCTATGTTGACTTTGACTGATTCGGGTAGTCAACTTAGTGCGGCAGGTACTGTAGTTTGCCCAGCCTTAAATAAAACATACATCGTCAAGAACGGTGCAGGCCAGATAATCACGGTTAAAACAGCTTCTGGTTCTGGTATTGCTATCCCTAACGGCAAAACAATGCTCGTGTACTGTGATGGTACCAACGTATTAGAAGGCGTAGATCATGTAGTTACACTGTCTGCGGGCACACTTACTATTACTGGTCTTACTACTTTCGCCTCCCTTAAAGGTGCTGATGCAACAACAGTAACGGGCATACTTGATGAAGATAACATGGCATCAAACAGCGCCACTAAACTTGTTACTCAGCAGTCTGTAAAGGCGTATGTTGACGCTCAAGTTGACACGGCAGACACTCTAGCTGAAATACTTGCTATTGGTAACACCACTGGATCAAACGACATTGATGTAGATGGCGCTCAAAAAGTTCAATTCCGTGACGCTGCTATATACATTAACTCTAGCGCAGACGGACAGCTTGACATTGTTGCAGACACTGAGATTCAGATAGCCACTGCAACCGTAGACCTTAACGGTAACCTAGATGTTTCTGGCACAGCCCTTGTTACTGGAACCTTAGACGTTGATGGCGCTACTCAACTTGACTCCACTCTTACTGTAGGCGTTAACGACACAGGGCATGATGTTAAGTTTTTTGGAGCTACCTCTGGGTCTTACATGCTCTGGGACGAGTCAGCAGATGACTTGATCTTGGGAGGCGCAGCAGGTCTTAATGTTGTGGGTGCGGCTACCTTTACTACTGAAATCACAGCCAACGGTGGCATAGCATTGGGCGACAATGACAAGGCTACGTTTGGTGCTAGTGATGATTTACAAATTTACCACAGCGGTTCCCATTCTTTTATTGAGGACGTAGGTGGCGGCAGTTTATTTCTTAAAGGCGGCCCACAGCTCAAACTGATGAACGACGGCGAAAATGCTTTACTTGCTCAAAAAGACGCTGGTGTAACGCTATATCACAACAGCGTAGCAAAGATTGTAACAACTGCAACAGGCATAGACGTTACTGGCACTGTAACTGTTTCAAACGGTTCATAC